GGCCTTGCTAATGTGCTCGGTTGTTGCATTGGGATGCCGGATAGCTTCTGCACGTACATCGCGATCAGAATCGCCTAGGGCCTTGCTAATGTGCTCGACCGTCGCATTGGGATGCCGGATAGCTGCTTCACGTACATACTTATCAGGATCGTCTAGGGTTTTGCCAATGTGCTCGGCCTTCGCATTGGGATTAAGAATTCTGTCTTTTGGGTACCCGCCATCATTATAAACTTGCGGATGTATTTCATACACTGAGTTTAATGAATTTGGATGATTGGATGATAGGCGCTTAGATAATTCATTAGTAAACTGGTTGAATGCATGATGGTTAATGCCATATCTACTATTGACATCATATACACGATGATCTTTTCGTTTATTTGACGATAGTACATATGGATGCAGCGTATGTCTAGCTATTTCTTTTTCGCCATCCATCAGATATGCTACGACAGTGCCATGCTTGGTTTCTTTAGGTAGATACCCCTTATTTGAACCGTTCTCGATGTTCTTACACGATTGATTCTCCCAAGATTGATTTCCACTAGTCTGCCCAGCGACGCCAGCAGCACTTCGTGTAATTCTAACTCTTAGACCCGATGTTTTCTTAGCTTGCCGAGTCGAATCGTTCGCAAAACTATTAAGCAGCTTTTGATCTTTAATGAGCTTGCCGATCTTGATTTGGCGGTTCTTGTATTTTGGATCTGGTATCACACCAGACTTATATGCATCATGATCTATTTCGTTACCAATGTGTTGTTCAATCGCTCGATGTACTTCTGACTTGTGGCTGTTATCTACCGGAAGATCTTCATACTTATCATCAATTCCTTTTCCGAAGAAGTGATCGGTGTGCGACAGTGCAAGAGGATCTCGCTTCCAGCGCCCTACTCTCGCCGCTTGTTCTGGTGATAGAATCTCCGCTAGGAAAATCTTGAATCGCATCGGCACCCCTTTCGGGGCTATTTATTATAAGTGACCAGCTATGGTCTTTGCAAATACCCAGAATGCTGCACCGAGCACTAGACTAGCCGGTATAGTCACTACCCATGCGATCAGCATGTTCTTGACGGTCGACCAATTTATGTCTGGGTCTCGAGCCGCTCCGCCGACTCCGACTATGGCTCCGGCTATAGTATGAGTGGTACTTATCGGTACTCCTAGGGCGGACGCTGTAAACAGCATCGTGCTTCCTCCGAGCTCTGCCGCGACGCCCCCTCTCGGAGTTAGTTTAGTCAGCTTGTGACCCATGGTCGCGACGATCCTCCACCCACCAGCCAGAGTACCCAGCCCCATGACGGCGAATGAACTGAAGACCACCCAGTACGGTATCGAATCGGTTGGTGCGAGGTAGCTCGACGCCACGAGGATGAGAAATATGATGCCGGCCGTCTTCTGAGCGTCGTTCGTCCCGTGACCTAGGCTATACGCGGCTGAACTAAGAACCTGCGCCCACCTCATGTAGCGATCCGTCCTAGCTGTGACTGGAACGGCTATCTTGATGGCGGTGCTGAGCCCAGCTGCTAGGATGAATCCTAGGACTGGACTCACGACGATGAAAGCAGCGATCTTCATGACTCCGTCGCTGATCACCGCGTCCGGACCGGCCTTTGCTATCGTAGCACCGACTAAGCCACCGATGATGGCGTGAGAACTCGAAGTCGGCATTCCTACATACCATGTGACAATGTTCCAGAATATCGCGCCGCATAGGCAGCCGAAGATCACGTATAGGTCTACGATAGAAGAGTCGACGACTCCCCTGCCTATCGTCGCTGCGATCTTCCAATCGAACACCCACATGGCGACGAAGTTGCAGAAAGCCGCCAGGACGACCGCCTGAGCCGGACTCAACGTGTTTGTGGCTACTATCGTGGCTATCGAGTTTGCGGCGTCGTGGAAGCCGTTGGTAAAGTCAAAGATTAGCGCGACTATTACCAGCAGAACCACGGCCGCGAGAGTATATGCAGTCACTTACCTAGCGATCTATCGTTCTGTATCAGGCGAGAGTACACATCTGCCCAGTAGTTCATCGCCCACTTGTTGCCGGCTTCTTTAGCGAATTCATACGCGTTGTACGCCGAGTCGACTCGGCGCGACCAGATATTCTCAATCAGCTGCTTTACTTCGCTCATGTTGTCTCTCACTTGTTGCTGTCTTTCTTGATCCACTTCTCGTATAGCTCGGCCTCGAGCTTATACGCCTCCCGCTCCCACGGGTATTTCTTATACTGCTTGACGGTTGCGTTGTCGGAGAACTTATATCTACGTCGTTTCCATCTAACGACGTCCGGTTTCACGGTGTCGTATAGTTCCATTCGAGCATACTGCTTGACATGAACTAGCTCGTGAGCGAGGATGGTAAATTGTTCCCGCTCACTCCGCTCGCTGTCGATCCTCACGGTAAATTCTCTCGGACGAACGTTGTCGTCTTCCCATGTGCAGTCACCCTTAATCTTTTCATCGCGCTTGAGGCCTGGAATTAGATGCACCGTAACCTCGAGTCGGTCGGCTAAGCGCTTTCCGACTAATTCCTCGAGCATCCAGCCGGCTGCGCATGCATACGCCCACTTCTTTATTCCGATGGCCGAGCGGCCTACTACGTTGACGTACGGCATATGAACCTCCTCGGTAACCTAGGTACAGCTCACAATACCATTATAACACATTCGGTATGAGTTGTCAACTCAATATTTCTTCCAACTCTTACTCCGATCGCGCCTATCGTTAGTTTCCATCCAAGAAGCTTTATCGGTGATCGAGTCGTAGTGTTGAGAAAACTTCTCTCTTCGAGCTTGGCGGCGCATGATGTCTCTCTCAATGCGTTCGTCTTCATAGTCATAATCGTCTTGATTTCTATCAAATCTTCTGGTTTTGCTCATGATACTTTCAGCCCACTAAAGTCCTTTCTTCCTATTCGTTTAGTTGCCCACTCCATATTGTCGTCCTCTCGCTGACGTTTTCCAAACGACGTATTATCCATAAGAGATTCGTTTAGAACGCCAGTCTGAGCGGACTGCTCAATATGCACTAGTCGCATCTTTGGTCGATCGACTCCAACGATAAACCTCTTATGGATATTTGGATCACCGTATCGGTTCTTCAGCTGCTTGAACATAATCTGATTCAGCTCTTCGAGGTTTTTGTTCGAGACCAGTACCATCATAAAGTCAGCGGTCGCCGGTAGACCGAAAGACTCTGAAGTATCGGTCAGTTCCGGATCGCTACTGGCATATCCCAATCTATTAGACTGAGTCGCAGTCACGATCGGTAAGACTTGCTCCACGGCCAGCCCACGAAGCTCCTCGGCTATAGCCTTGATGTACTGGTACATGTTCACGCTCGATCCCAGCTTAATTCTAGACGACATGCATATATTTAGGTAGTCGACATAGATCACATCCGGTCGAAATGACTTCTTCAGGTTCAGTTCGTTCAGGAGGTGCCGAAAGTGGCCGACGTGGGCTCCGGCCGTCGGATACTCCTTGACGATCAGCTTTCCGACAGTCTTCGACCTGATTTCAGCGATCTTCTTATCGTACTTCTCGCGTGAGATCTTTTTAAGCTCACCGAGTGGTATATCGAGGAGGTTGGCGTCGATCCTCTCAGAGATCTTCTCCTCGGCCATCTCCATCGTCAGATAAAGGACGTTCTTTCCACCCGTTAAATTGGCTGCGGCCATGTGGCACATCGCCAGAGTCTTGCCGACTCCGGTGCCAGCCATGAGGACGTTGAGTGTCTTTCTCGGCAGACCGCCATTGGTAACTATGTTGAGATAGTCGATGTCGAATGGAAGCTTTTCCTCGACTCGATGGTAGTACTCGAAGCGGCTGTCAGCGTCCTCGATGAAGTCGTGACCTATGTGCGTGTCGAACGATACCGCGAGTGCGTCCTGCAGTATCTTAGGTATCCCACCCTTGTCTCCGGCTTTAGACTTGCCGTCGATGATGGAGATGGACTCCATGATCGCGTTGTATATCGCTCGCTCCTGGCAGAACTTCTCGGTCTGGTCGATGAGCCAGGCATCGCTTGTCGCCGTCTGCTCTCTGAGAGACTCTATGATCTCAGTCGACCGCTTAAAGTCAGCCTCGCTCAATCCAAGCTGGTCAGACACCATTACGGCGAGGGCGTCGACCGTAGGCCTAGCACTATACTTATTTACATAGTCACAAATTACGCCGTACACATTTCTCTCAGCTGAGTCCGAAAAGTACTCAGCTTTAACGAACGGCAGAATCTTTCGAAGATAGTCCTCGTTGTAAACCAAATTCCTGATGATGAGAGACTCGATTCTCATTATGCCTACCACGCCCTATCGTGAGTGTTAGTATCGCCAAGTTACTTTTCGCTAATGTCAGTGGTGCACTTGACGATGTCAAATAAGATGGATGCAACCACTTCATCAGTCACAGTCCCGCTTGCCTCGACGTTTGGTTTATTGTGAATTTCATAGCTGAACGTCATCGGTACGTCGCCGTTAGCAAATTCACGACCCAGTCGTATGGTGTTGTAGTTGAACACCATGCCGGCACAGGAGCCGTCCTCGACTCTCACATGAATAAACTCAGTCTCGACGCCATCTTTGTCTGGAAGGACCGAATAGTTCGGTGGGTCACTCAGACTCGTTGCTCTCTTCACCGCCAGCCTCCCCTACTCCGTAAAGAAATTCGCGCTTAGCGACTTCATCGAGAACCTTTAGAACTTCTTCGGTAAAGTACTTCTCTGGATTCTCCGCGATCGTCTTAGCGAATACCTTGGATCCATCGGCCATCTCGTATCGAGTACCGGATTTTTGAATCACGCCGTGCTTTTCGGCCAGCTCCAGGAGACCATAGTGTCGCTCGAGGCCTCGGTCGTACGTTAGTCGAACGTCGACCATCTTGTTTTCTTTAGTGAGTCGACTCTTATCCATCTTGCAGTGAATGATGTTGCCTACGACTTCGGTGCCGTCTCGATCCTTCTTTCTTGACAGAAAAACGATCTGAGAGGCGGCGTACCGCAAGCCGCTTCCACCACCCATGACCTTCATCGGCACGTAGCTTCCTATAGCCTCTGACACATGGTTAGTGACTAGGAGCGGGCACTTAGCTTTAGCTAACTTAAGAGCCAGTGCTCGAAACGTACCGCGAATGAGCTGGGCTCGAGTCATGTCTCGAGCGTCCTTGCCCTCGGATATGTCGCCGACCTCTTTGTCAGTCGACAACTGGCCGAGACTGTCGAGGACCATCAGCATCGGTGGGCGATCCTTGGCCTCGATGTATTTCTCTAGAGTACGCATCGCGTGAGTTCTAAACGTCTGTACGGTCGATTGCTCGGATATAATCACGCGAGACGTATCGACTCCTCGATCCTGCATCATCTTCTTAGTGACCGCCGCCTCGCTATCGTAATAGATCACGCCGGCATTGGAATCGCTCTCAAGAAATCTCTGCATGACTCCAAGCACGAAGTAAGTCTTACCGGTAGCAGATTCGCCGGCAAACGCAGTGATCTTATTGTTTGGAATGCCGCCATAGATTGATCCACTGAGAGCGGCGTTTAGAATGTAGCTGCCAGTATCGATATAACCCGTGTACTCGGACGAGTGCAAGCCGTCATCAGCCACATAAGTGTTCTCGTCGTTGAGAGACTTGATCATTTCGCGAAAGAAGTTACTCACTCACAACCTCCTAGTTAAATGTATTATAAAACAACCAATATTAGATGTCAACCAATAAATCTCCGCTTCATGCGTTTCTTAATCGGAACGAACACATCGGATGATCCCTGCACGCGTCCCGTTGAGTCGAATTTGGCTGCAGTCTCAAGCTTGCTGTTCTCCGGCGACGTCTTATAGCTCGCGGCCATGATCAGTAGTATAGCTAGCGGATCGAATGCAAACATCAGCAAGACGATGATGAATCGCACTGCTCGATCCATTGAATCTTTGCTCGACTCGCCGTACATAATCTCGGCGACATACTTTACCGGTCCGGCTTCAGCTTCAGCGCGTCTTATAGAAGTCTCTTCCTGAGCTCGCTCCATTCTTAGAGCGGATGCAGCATCCTGCGCTCGCTTGATCTCTGCTCGAAGCGCTTCTCGATCTTTAGCCTGCTGCTGCCTGAGCTGCATCGACTTAGTTACTTGGTCTAGCTCTATGAGCTTGTCGACTGCTGCATCGAGCTGCCTGATCTGGCGAGTCGCTGCGGCTTCAGCTACTTGCTGAGCGGCTATCTCGCTATCCATCGAAGCGACTCTGGCTCGAGCGTCGCCGGTTTCTATCGAAGCCGACACATGCGCGCTCGATAGGTATCCAAATATTCCAATGCTCGTTATGACCATCAAGACTATCACGGCGGCTGAAAAGTAAGCTCTCATAACGATAGGTATATGCTTCCAGTTTCGATACAGCCAAGAAGCGGTGATTACCTTACCAGCTTCTAGGACGGTACCCATTATCAATATGGGAACTTGAGCTCCGGAGAATATCGTCATCAGCCCAAGAATCGAGTACCAGGCCGAGACTAACGATATGACTATACCGGTCGCTAACGCGTCGAGACGTCTCAACTCAGCCTCGAGTTATTGATAGCACAGTGTCGAGCTGTCGCTGCAGCGTCTCTCTTCGATTCGGCCAGTGTATCCATTCTTTATCGGCAGTCTTGAGTAGGTTATTGAGCAGCGGCACAATGATCGACTCGAGGCGGCGAATCTTTGCGCTCGCCTCGTCGGCCGTGAGTTTAGTTCCGTCGGTCGATACGACTTCGTCTATCTTGATGCCGAGTTCGTCTATCTTAGACTCAAGCCGGTCTAGAATTTTTTCTAGAACGTCGCCTGGCAGGGTCGGGGGAGTCGGCGGAGCCTCGACGACCTGCGAGCGGCGAACCATCTCGCTCTCGTCGACCGCCGTGAATCCGTAATCGTAGCCTAGGTACTCTGCGGGAACTGTGCTCATGTTTCTATTTATCACTCCAGAAAAGATTCGAGAGTCGATCGTTGGATCGCGCTCCAACCGACGACGTTTAGAATAATCTCGAGCGGATCGAGAAAGGACTTCTTAAACTGCGTCTCGTAGTCGATCTCAGCCTCCATGTTGAACTCTCTTGGAAGGACAGTCAGTGCGGCCATAACGTTTTGTCCCGCCGTCTTCATATAGCAGAACTTGATCTTTTCGCCGGGCTTAATAATCTGATACTTCTTGTTAAGCTTAAGAGTCTTTAGCTTCTTATTAAACGCCAATGCCGCTCTAACATGAATCGGGACGCTCTTCATACCGAGGTCATAGTCCGACAAGCTCTGCACGCTTCTTGGAAATGCCACGTCCTCGAACGGTAGGTTAAAGAACTTTTCCCTGAACTCGGCGATGTACGATTGAACTGTCGATTGGTCGGTGGTCATGATGAGCGTCAGAGCCTTCTTAATCGCGTCTCGACACGCTGCCGGAGTAGACGACTTGACCGCCTCGATGCCCATGACCTTTAGCTTCGGCGACGAGTACCTCACGCCCTCGCTGTCGTATACATTGAGTATGTATCTCTTTTTAGCCGTCCATATCCCGCGATCGGCTATAGACTCGCGCTTCATCTGCATCTTTTGAGAGAAGCACTGCATCTTCTTGGCGAGTCTGTCATATATCTCATCGATCTCCGGCTGAAGCACCTCTCTGGATACCTTGTCAAGAAAGTCGACGGTCTTCTCTCTAGAGACACCGACCTTCTTGACTAAGTCTCCCAGGCGTATGTAGATGCTGTCGGTATCGGATGCTATGACATAGTCGACGTCGGTCGTCTTCATCATTTTATTGAGCTTCTTGTTCAGCTCAGCCTCTACCCACCGAATGGCGAGCTGCCCACCCATCGTGATGGCGACTGCGTTGCTGAGACTGAAGAAGCGAAAGTATTGGTTGCCCATCGCACCGTAGGCTGAGTTTAACTGAATCTTCTTTGCCATCTGGAGGTTCTTATACCGAGACACCTCCTTCTCTAGGGCACGCTTCTTTGTCGAGTCGCGCTCGCCTTCGTATCTCTTCTGAGCATCGATCATCATGTTCTTATAAGTGACGCGATCGGCGTACATACGCTCCATGATCTCGGGTAGGAACCCCTGCTTAGCCGTACTGTATAGGCACCCGTTCGGCGCCATCGTGTATCCGGGTGGAATCACTGGGTCGACCTCGAGGAGTGAGTCGATAGACGGTACGTCGCCGGCTGAGCTCAGCGTCTCAGGCGAGATATTGTACTGCATGATGAGGTGGGGATAGAGCGAGTTTAGATCGAACGAGAGGACCCAGTCATGCATACCGACTTGCGGATCCTTGACGTATGCTCCGACGAAACTCTCGCTCTTGACGCCAGACGTTCGAGCGGGTACGGCGACTCGCTTCTTCCACAGATGGTTGTGAATGATAACGTCCCACATTCGAACCTGCGTGAACACGTCCTCGTAGTTGACCTTGGCGTCGTACGCGAGGGCCATAGCCATCTCGATCAGCTTCAGCTTATCCTCGAGGCGGTCGACGATCTCGACGTCGTGGAGGTTGTACTCGATGAACTTCTGATAGTCCCTGAGGTACAGATTGTGTAGGGTCTCGTACTGGCTGTAGTCGATCTTCTTATCGCCGAGCTCGATGTGAGCGATGTGTCCGAGTCGGTAGGACTCCTGCTGAACGTAAGTAAACTTTTTATAGAGCGCCATGTAGTCAAGGACTGCAACGCCGACGATAGTGAACGGCTTGTAGCTTGCAGTTCCAATGCCAAACTTTTCGGCGTCCTTGATGACTCCCCACGGCGATAGCGTCTTAGTCAAGTCGTCTCGCCGGCGCTCATCCATCATCCTAGCTCGACGCACGATGTACGGTATATCAAATCTATCTACATTCCAACCTGTGACGATGTCTGGATGCTTGCTAGCCCAGCATGTCAGAAAGCGCATCAGTATCTCGTCCTCGCTCATACACAGAGTATACTCGACGTCGCTTCGATCAGTCTTAAACTCTCCGGTACCAAACACATGATAGACGCCGGCGACTCTCAGTGTGATAGCGATGATCGGATACAGAGCGTCGGCTGGGTCTGGAAAACCCTCGCTGGATGCAACCTCGATGTCAAGGGTCGCGAT